CGTCCTACGGATTAGGCGCTAAGAAGTAACTTCAAGAGAGGCAAAAAAAATCGAATGACCGACAACATGATAATCACTATCTTTGCAACGGTAGGAATAATAACCGCAGCCCTATTAGGACTTCGGCAATTATTAGAACCTTACAAAGAAAAGGCAGATTTATTTATAAGTTGGTTTGAAGATTTTAAACGAGATTGGTCTGGAGAAGAGGAGTCTCCAGGCCGAGATCGTATTCCAGGAGTTATGGAGAGATTAAATCGCCTAGATGGAGAACTTTCCAGTAATGGCGGAAAATCAACAAAAGATGTAGTAAACAAACTCTACGACAACCAAGGAATCCTTATGGAGGCTTTTGTAGAGATGGGCGAAAGACTTATTAGTATTGAAGAATCTCTATCAGTTACCAAGTCTGAACAAAAGATATAGGAGATGATAGAGGCATGAGCATGCAAAACTATTCAGGTGGACCAAATCCCTTTGGTATAGCAAGTAGATTTGTTGGAAAATTATATGAGAAAGGGGCACGTTCTCAACGTGACTCTGATCAAATGACTTTAACTCAAACAACTCTAGCAATGCATGCGGCTCAACATGAAGCCACAACCAGAAGCACCGCTCAACAAGCACGTCTTACTGAAAGATCTGCAAAAGCAAGTCATGGAAGAACAATGCACTTTGCGGAGAGCGTGCATGGTTTTGCACAACCAGGAACACAAGTATCTGTAAAGTATGGAGATGCGTCTGCAAGTTATACCTCTAAAATGTCAACTCCTACTGCTGTTTCAAAACCAGGAAGAGTTCCTGTTAAGAAAGTAAGAGGCGGAAAGAAAGTTCCGTAATGGCTGGTGCGATAGATAAAGGCCATCAGTCCTATAATGATTTTAACTCTGGTGCTGAAGCAAAACAAGCGCCGCTATCTGCAATTGATAAAAAGATTTTAAACTTTGCTATGAAAGTTTCAAGAAATCCAACAATAAAGACTCACGGTCAGATACTACGTAATTTTGGTATGTACCCACCTGAGTTCTGGACTCGTGCTCAAAACCTGTCAGATCACCCAGAGGTTGACCCACAATCTAAGGAACAACTGTCTAGGATATTTTCTGAACCATCACGTTCAGGACCAATGACTGGTGGAGCACCTATAGATGTTTATGGTAAACAGTTTTCTCATGGAGTGGAGTGGTAATGAATTGTATCAATTGTGATAGACGTGCAATGTTTGAGTATAAAATTTCAAAAGTAGAATCAATTTTGTATTGCGGTAAGTGTTTGCCTTCCTTTTTAAATGAACGAAAAAAAGCAGGACTACTAACTATTACTGAAGAGTATAAAGAAGATCAAGCATCAGCACTTAAAGCCTTAGCACTAGAAACTACTGAACCTGAAGAAACACCTAAAAAGAAGGCTGCATCTAAAAAGTCGGATAAGTAAATGAAATTAATCCGAAAGTTTGCAGTACAGGGCCATTACGTTCCATCCTCATCTCACGCTCCTAGAGGTCCCTTTCCTCCAGAAGTTTTAGCAGGACCACAAATGGAGCAAGATCTTGATCACGCTGACTCTCTACATGTGGCTTTAGATGATGTCAGGTTTTTTAAATGTAAAGAGTGTGAACGTATTCTAGAAGAAGTAGAGTTAGAAGAACATCAGTGTGATGAGTGGGATGATTAAACCCTGACATTTTACCTATCTTCTTGGATACTTGCTTTTAAGGTTCCCTAAGCGCATAGGGAAAATAAACCTCTCTAGAGAAAGAAGAAAAAATGGCAGTAAATAACAACGGTAATCTTTTAGATACCGCAGGCGAGGTCGCTATTGACTTCGTATGGGGAAACTTCCCTATTCAACCAAACGATGCACGTCCAGATGCAGCAAGTGCAACTCTTTCGACAACAGTCACTACAAGAGTAGCGGGTCGTCTAGATCCAGCACTTGATAACCACATCAACGCTCTTTCAGGTTGGAATGGTTATCCACAATATTCACCAAACTCAGCAGGAGAAGATGTAGTCGGAGAAACTGACTACGTACTTGTACCTTCAGTACTTGGTCTTACAACAGCACTTGCAACTGACGCAATGAAGGACGCATCACTTGTTCCTACAACTGCAGCAGCAGCAGCAAACGTTGGTAAGGACATTACACGCTTTGATGCTACAAGTTCCACAGTGGCATACGTATTCGGCACCTACTTTGACAGCACCTATCCAGTTGGTTCTAAGGTCACAATCACAGCAGGTACAGGTATTCCAGCATATGCAATTGGTACTTGGACAGTTACAGGTGCAGAATCTGGAAATCAAATTACAATCGGTGGTTCTGGATTTACAGTAGCCAATACCACTAGTATCAGCGGAACAAAAACTATTGCAGGTGCAGCAGGAACAATCAAGACACAGTCACGTGCAGCAGGCGCAAACAACGTTGTTCCAGGTGCAGCAGTAACAATCACTCCTTGGGCAACAGCGTCCTAATTAGTTAGGAACTTAGTATGGCTCGTGTAGCAGGTGGAGGAGCGACTCGTCGTAATAGACGGGCTGCTCTTCCTTCTGCTCAAGAATTATTAGGAGCGTTTTACGGTTTAGGCTCTAAACAAACCGCAGGAATTTCTAAGATAACAGGATCAGGCACCAGTATGTTTGCTGGTCTACCAACAGCAAGTTCTGTTGGTGAATTTAGTGAGTTTATATCTTTAACTAAAGCAAATGACACAATGCGTTATTACACTGGCACAAAAAAAGTTGCAAACTTAGCGGGAGAAGCACTAGCCCCAAATCTTGATAGTGATGTTTATTATGTAGACAAAGATGGAAATTTTGTTGATAGGTCTATTTATCGTCAGTCTTACGATGTTGATGAAGATACAGGTGAATTGATTGTTCCTGGTGAACAAGGACCTCAATTTGGTGAGTCTGATGCCCCTGCTCCCATAACAGTTGTTCCAACTAGTACCTCTAATCCAGCACGGCCACGTACCGTTGCCGCAGGCTATGACAATACCCGTGAGGTTATTACAGTTGTGTTTAGAGATGGAACCTTCTACAATTACTACGAATGTTCGGCAGGAGATTGGCAAAAGTTTAAGGCTGTAGTTTCTAAGGGCCAGTACATCTATACGTTTTTAGATTACAAACCTCGTGGCGCTGCTGATGTCTCTACTTTATCTGCAAATGCTAGAAAAACTTTCTACAAGTTTACTCGTGCTGCTCAATTAAACTATGGAGGACGTCCGCCTAAGAAAAGGAAATAATGCCCAAGGTACATAAAATTGGACCAAAACATTTCGTACAATTAACAAATTTTCCTTTTAAATGGGGTTTTAAGTTCTTTGTTCGTGGTTGGACTCAAGAGATTGAGTATCCATTTCGCACATCTACTCCCTTTATAGTACGCTTGCCACGATATAAAGCGTTAGTGTTTGGAAAGTGGACTGGTACAAAAAATGAAGAAGAAGCATTAACAATGGCACTAGGAAAGCGGGAAGTAACCTACGATGATTTTACGGAAGAAGCAGGATGGACACCAGCCCCAGACTCGGATAGAGAAGCGGGTGGCAACAATCCCTACTCCAGATTTGATTTCATGGATGGAGCAGTCGATGTATACGATTGGAAAACACATTACAATCTGGCAAAGACAACAGAGTGAAGCGGACCTTGATGAAATTCTTATGGGCGCCGAAGTCTTCCATGCAATTGCTAAAGAGTTAAAGCGTAGATCTAAGTCTGTGCTATGATTAACTGTCTTACTCTCTTACAGTACAGGTCAGGCGTTAACCCATCCTTAGTGATGGGTTTCGCTGTTTTATAAGGACACCATGGAATCTAAATACGACAAAGATAAGTTTGAAGAGATTAGTCCTGAGTTTTATCAGGCTGAAGAAAAACCTGTAGAAGATCCTGTAGAAGATTTACTCGATGAGTTATCGCAAAAATTTGTAGATACATTAATAGATAAGATGATGGACTTTTTAAAGGTTCTTGTCGGGCATGATTTGCATGCTTATCAGAAACCTCTAGCCCGTCGTATTATGGAATCAGTAATTATCAACGATGGTGAAGAAGTAACTGCTCTTGCTTCACGTCAGTCTGGTAAGTCTGAAACCGTTGCTGACACTGTAGCCACACTAATGATTCTCCTACCTCGTCTTGCTAAGTTATATCCTGATTTACTAGGTAAATTTAAAGATGGAGTTTGGGTTGGGTTATTTGCACCAACTGAATCTCAGGCCGAAACATTGTTTGGTCGTGCTGTAACTCGTTTAACCTCTGAAAGAGCCGTAGATATTATGGGCGATGTTGAGATTGACGATTCAGCAGTTCGTGTTGGCGGTGTAACTAGACAACTCAAATTAAAGAAATCAGGTTCAACAATAACCATGATGACTGCAAACCCACGAGCAAAAATTGAGTCTAAGTCTTTTCATTTGATTGTTGTAGATGAGTGTCAAGAAGCAGATGACTTTGTAGTTTCTAAATCTATTTCTCCTATGCTTGCATACTACGCAGGAACTATGGTTAAGACAGGAACTCCTACTACAACTAAAAATAATTTTTATAGATCTATTCAATTAAATCGCAGACGTCAAACTACAAAAGGTAACAGGCAAAATCATTTCCAATGGGATTGGAAAGATGTAGCAAAATTTAATCCAAACTACGAAAAGTTTATTCGTAAAGAGATGTTGCGTATTGGAGAAGAGTCCGATGAGTTTCAAATGTCTTATAACTGTAAGTGGCTCTTAGAAAGAGGAATGTTTGTTACCTCTTCAATTATGGATGACTTAGGCGACACGTCTCAAGAACTTGTTAAGGTATGGCACAAGACTCCAGTTGTTGTAGGCATTGACCCTGCTCGTAAAACTGACAGTACAGTTGTTACTGTTGTTTGGGTTGATTGGGATCGTCCTGACGAGTTTGGTTATTTTGATCATCGGATCCTTAACTGGTTAGAAATGCAGGGCGATGATTGGGAAGAGCAGTACTATCAAATAGTAAACTTCTTAAGTAACTATGATGTTCTTGCTGTTGGTGTAGATGCTAACGGTGTAGGAGATGCTGTAGCCCAGCGTTTAAAACTATTATTACCAAGAGCAGAGGTTATGTCTTTAACTTCTAGCCCATCTGAACAATCAAAACGATGGAAACACCTACAAGCATTAATTCAACGTAAGATGATTGCGTGGCCTTCTCATGCAAAAACTAGG